TCATCTTCTGCAATAATATATACAAAAGCATCTGGATTATGATATAATAAAGATCCAATCGCGGTTGGTAAATGTTTATACCAATCACGATTAGAAGCATATACAACGGTCATTCTCTCACTTCCGAAAAATCAATATTATTAAAGATGAAATTTTTACGAGGAGCAACATCAGTACCCATTAATTGTTCAAGAAGTATAAGTGCGGTCGGTGTTGGTTCAAGTACATCCATTCGTTGATATTCATCAGTAAACATGGATGCCCGCGCCTGTTCGGGAGAGAGTGAACCAAGCCCCTTATTGCGCTGAACTTCGCCCTTAATCTTACCTCTTACTTTATTAAATTCTTCATCTGTAAAATAATATGTTTCTTTATTTCCGTTGGTAACTATATAGAGTGGCGAGCGAAGCCAGCATAATCTTCCCTCTTTTATAAATTCTGGAGCAAGATATTGAAGCGCCGCCATGATAAGTAAACCAATATGCATACCATCAGCATCAGCATCTGTACATACAGCCAGGCGGCCGTACCGTAATTTTGATGCATTATAGCGGCCTGGGACTATATTCATAGCAGAGAGCAAAAGTTTAATTTCTTCATTTTGAAATATCTTTTCATCAGGATGTGTAAGACAGTTCAAAATTTTACCTCTTATAGCCATGATACCATATTTAGTATAATCACGTCCCTGTGCTATGCCACCCATAGCAGAGTCACCTTCAGCTATTAATAAAGTGGAATTCTGGCCAAGAAACTCCGCATCTTTCAATTTATCAGAAGAAAATACTTTTTTCTTCTGATTTTTTTCTATATCTTTCGCGGCTTCCAACACTTGTTTGCGCGCACGTTCGGCCGCGGCTTCAGCTTTGGCAATCTTCTTAAGTAATTCAATAATAGTATCAAATTCATCTTTATACTTCAGCTTCATTTGTTTTAAAGCGTCGGAGAATGCGTTAGAAGCCAAAGTGCGCAGATTACTGTTGTTAATTTTTGATTTTGTTTGGTTCGCAAAAGAAGGTTGCGCCACAGAGCAGTTGATGACATAAAATAAACCAGAACGTATGCTGTCGCCATCAAACTTTTGCCCGGAGAGCGAGTTAAAGGTACGTGTAATTGCACTCTTTGCTCCGGTGATAGGACTCCCACCTTCTGGACAACGTAGGCCATTGACGAACACATACTCACTTTCTTTACCACTACTCCATTGAAAAGCAATTTCAATTCTGTCCGTTTCATCTTCAGCTACTCCTGTAATAATATGTTTGTGTAATGGTTTTTCAATATGATCTTTCACAAAGTCTACAATGCCATTTTTAGCACAGTAAGTTTTTTTCTTTCCTTTTTCACCAGCAACAATGAATGTAATGCCGCTGTAGAGATAAGATATATTATGAATATCTTCAGCAATTTTATCAAAAGAGTAGCCTATCTCACCCTCGGAAAACACTTCGGGGTCAGGGCGAAAGTGAATAAATGTACCATCTGGTTCATTTGTGACACACTCTTCATAATTAACTAGATCGCCTTTTATGAATGATGCTTCTGCCATGCGGCCGCCGCGGAAAGATTGAACAGTAAATTCGCTGGAGCTAAGACATACACACTTGGCGCCGATGCCATTAAGTCCAGAAGCATTTTTATATGCACCTTCCGTAAATTTACCACCCGTATGTGATTTGGAATAAATAGAGATAAGAACATTTTCACCATTTTCTCTAATTCCGAAGGGGACGCCGCGCCCGTAGTCACGCACATCAATGGAATTGTTTGACTCATGCACATAAATTTCAATGCGGTCACCATATCCTGCAATGGCTTCATCAGTAGCATTATTTATTATTTCTTTAAAGCCTTGATATGTACCATCAATATCATTGGAGCCAAGATACATTTGTATACGAGTTCTTACTCCTTCTTTAAAAGAAAGAGATTGAATATCATTTATTCCGTATTCATTATTCATTCTTTATCCATCCTTGCACCGCAGTTAGGGCAGAAGTAATATCTTTCTTGTATTGGACTTCTGTCTGTAAATGATATATGAAAATTACATAGATTGCATTTGTAATCATATTCAGCAGTATATCCATAATCGTGTTCTGCTATTTGTATCCATTTACCATGTCGTGCCTCTTCAACATCTGCGAGCGGCCAATCACGTATTAATTTTTCACAATTTTTAGGAAGAGCAAGTAATATTTCATCCAAATCAACATATCTTTTCATCTTTCCATTCCTCACATTTTATTCCATGATCATTAAACCAGCGTGCAACCAAGTGTCTATGACAAAAACCATCTTTCTCATAGCAAACAAGCACAGGAATCTTATCTTTTGCGATTTCATGTAGTCTATTATCCATAGCATTTGCATCAAATTGTTTAAGCATATCCAAATAAACCTCTGTATAATATGCCTGGTCGCGCGGTCCTTTATCACTGATAGAATACCACCAACGTAATAAATCTTTTGGCGGCGCCAGAGATGTAAACCAAATACCATGAAAATAATTTGGTTTGTTTAAAGAAATACATATAGGTTCAAAATTTTCTGGCATCTTTTTAATCTTACCAAAATAAGAAGTATAAATCATTTTGACACTCCTTCCATTTTATATCTCTATTATATCACAAATCAGCAAAAAAATCAAGTTTTAATAATAGTTATACCACTTTTCTTTAGTAGATGTTTTTAAGTGAGGTGAAAGGTATGATTATAGGTACTACCCCTACTTTTACATTAAAATTAAAGCGTACCTATGATGTCGATTTAACATAGGTTACAAATATATATGTTACTTTGAAACAAGGTAATTTAACTTTTAATAAAACTGGTAGTGATCTTACTGTAGTTGATTCTAAAACACTTCAATTTAGTTTAACACAAGAAGAGTCATTAAGTTTGACGCTTGATAAAAATGTTGAGCTTCAGTTAAACTGGACGTATACTACATCGCATGGTCTCAAGCGTGCCGCAACAAAAATTGTTACTATATCGCTTGAAAGACAACTTTTAAAGACGGAGCTCACATGATTAAACCATGTTTTGAGGTTGTTTTAGAGTTAGATTCTTTAAATCAAGAATTTGAATTGATTACAGATATTGATGATGATTTTATTATTTATGCTGTAGAAGAAGAAAATGAAAATATATTACTAGATATAAGTAGTGAAGATGAAGAATATTTATTAGAAATTCAAGATAATGATGCACTTGATTATATTTTAGAATCAAGTACCGCTATTATAAATTATATTGATGGTGAAATATATAGCGGCGATTATACTGTGACTCCAACACGGTAGCCACAAATATTATTAACTTCAAATAAAGTTTTATTAGAAAATATTACAGTCGAGGCCATTCCTTCATGTTATGGTTTAGTAGAATGGAATGGGTCTGTTATGAGGATTTCTTAAGGAGGACACAATGGCAAAAAATGTTATAATTAATGGCGTTACCTATAATAACGTACCAGAAGTAGATATACCTATTAGCGGTGGTGGCACTGCTGAATTTTATGATACGTCAGATGCTACTTTAGACGATGGCGCTAAAATGTTATCTGGTGCTACAGCATATGCTAATGGTGTAAAATATAGTGGGTCAATCGTAACTAAAACAGGAACAGATTTAACAAGTAGTGGAGCCACTGTTACTGTGCCCGCTGGTTATTATGCGACGGCTGCAAGTAAAACTATTTCAAGTGGTTCAGCAACTACTCCTGCAACTACTATTACTGTTACACCAAGTATTAGTATTAATACAACTACTGGTTTAATTACTGCTTCAGTTACAGGTAGTCAAAGCGTTACACCGAGTGTCAGCGCTGGTTATGTTTCTGCCGGAACAGGTGGTACAATTACTGTATCTGGTTCAGACACAGAACAATTAACAACTAAAGCCGCGGCAACAATTACGCCGGGTACTAGTAATCAAACTATTGCGGCTGGTCAATATCTTATTGGTGCACAGACAATTACTGGTGATGCAAATTTAGTAGCTAATAATATAAAAGCCGGCGTTAGTATTTTTGGAGTCGATGGTGCATTAACCGCCGCGACTGTTTCATAGGATGCGTCAACAAAAGTATTAAGCATCTCTTAAGGAGTTAAAGGAGATGGCACAAAATATTACACTCTAGGGAGCTTCTTATAGTAATGTGCCAGCAGTTCAATTACCAAAAACGGGTGGCGGCATAGCTAGGTTTGATGACGCTTCCGTAACTACAGCAACAGCCTCTGATGTTTTAAGTGGAAAAATATTTATAGCTGCCGACGGTACTATTACAACTGGCACAGGCACAGGTGGTGGCGGTGGTTATGTAACACAGGATGCTAATGGTTATATTGTTCTTCCATCGACAGGCAGTGGTGGCGGTGGTGGTGCTACATAGCATACTATTCACCTTGAATTTTCAGATAGTAGTGATACTAATGTTGCTGTTTATTATGACGATTCACTTATTGGAACAATGATAACCGCCTATAATCCATCTACTTGGACTTACAGCAACAAGACTGTTACACTCGCATAGCTTGATAATGTAACTTGGTATGATAAGCAGTCTATACCGATTGGTGTTGAACTTATCGACTATGATGCTTGCCTTGATGATTATGCGATTGACTCAAGTGGTAATGCCGTAGCACAGCAATGGTATGTGGCATCTGATTATACAGCTATTGAGAGCGGCATGACATTCTCATTCAAGGGATGCAGATGGTTCTATTTGGCATACTATGACAGTTCCCAAGATGTTATATCTGTGGTGTACATTGACAACATTAGCACACCTGACCCAAATGATAGCAATGTCGGTGTGGGAACTTTGAGTACGGGTATTCCATCAAATGCCAAGTATATACGAATTACAGGAACGGGCGCAATGAGTTCAAGATTGTCGCTTATCCGCACGGCGTGAGGTGAGATATGGCTACAGATATATTAGAAATATTTGGAACCGAGTATAGCGGTGTTACAGGTATTAAAGCAACAGATAGTAATAATAATATTTTAACTTATGTTCGCCCACAAGGAACAATAAGTATAACTTCAAGTGGAACTATTGATGTTGCTGCATATGCAAGTGCTAGTGTTGCAGCAGGTGCTGCAGGGACTCCGGCAATTAGTATTAATACTAGTACTGGAGTCATAACTGCAACATCTACACGAACCGCTGGATATATAGGTTCTGGTACTACAAGTTCTACTTATTCACTTACTACATAGGCTGCGGCAACAATCACACCTACAAAATCATCGCAAACTGCGGTGGCCGCGAATCGATATACGACAGGTGCGGTTACAGTGGCCGCGATACCGGCCGCATATTAGGATGTAACAGATGTAACAGCAAGTGCCGCGGATATATTATCAGGTAAGACAATTGTTAATTCTTCTGGTATAACTGTTAATGGTTCTTTAGTAATTCAGCATTATTATACGGGTTCGGGTACACCGTCGGCCGCGACAGGTTCTAATGGTGATATTTACCTCAAAACTTCATAAGGAGGATGAGGTATGGCAACAGCTAGATTAGTAGCTTCGACTTATTCAGTATCAAATAACACAGTAACCGTTAGTAATGCGGATAATATGTATACAAATGTTGATAGTACAAATTATGCGACGATTACTCATACAACAAATGGTACTACATCATATTATCTATATTTAAAAGGTTTTAATTTTTCATCAATTCCGTTGACTGCAACGGTTAATAGTTTTACCGTTAAAGTTCGCGGTTATGAAAGTGGTCTTTCAACTTCAACTAGTTATGCACCAAGACTTTATAATAATACTAGTACTATTTCTGGAGCATCTGCAGCGTCGTCAAACTTCGGAACAAGCGCATCAACGATCACTGTCCCATTTACTGGGACATGGGATACTTTAAAAAATTATGGTTCTAATCTTGGAATTCGATTAGTAATACGAAGAAGTAGCCGAAATACACAGGGCTATTTGTATATTTACGGTGCTGAAATTAATGTTGATTATACAGTACCCGATCCAAGAACAATTACTTCTACTTTAAGTGGTAATGGTAGTATTAATCCAAGTGGTAATACAACTAAATATGATGGAGATGAATATACATTAACTATCACCCCATCAGATACATCTAATCCTGTTACAGTAACAAACAATGGAACGAATGTAACAGAAGATTTAGTAGAACATCATACTGGTGGAACATCTACTTCTTCATCAAAAGCTTCTGAAAGTGGAGTTACGACAGGATTTGCACGTAGTAATTCTCAATTTTATCGTGGCAATTCATCTACCACGGGTGACAACTGGTTACGCTATGCTATTGGACATACTGCAGAAAGTCCATATTCAACATCAAATACATCTAATACTTATTGTAAAGATGGTACAAATGATGCAACTACTCAAGGATGGATGAATTATCCATTCGATTTTAGTGCTTTACCAAGCGATGCTGAAATTACTTCAGTAGAGGTTAAATGTTATGGTGCGACAGAAAGTACTACAGAAACAGCGAGGCATGCCGATGTAAGTCTTTGGTGTGGTAATACTTAGAAAGGGACTACTCAAGCATTTTCCAGTACATCTAATACTACAATGACAATTAATGATCCGGGTACATGGACAAGAGCAGAATTACAAGATGCATGGGTACGTTTTGGTGTTGGATATTATGGTGGCCGCATTTTAGGTATTACTTTTAAAGTAAATTATACATATGGTGGTACTTTATCACATTATACATATACATATACTGTTAATGGTGATGCAACAATTGCAGTAACAATTGGTGCTTCACAAACTGTTTTATATTTTAAACAAAACGGGGTATGGGTTGCTGCAACTTCTGCGTACAAGAAAGTAAATGGTTCGTGGGTATTACAAAGCAGTTTATCAAATGTATTTGATGCAAATACAAATTATGTTAAGGGAAATTAAAAGAGGAAGATGTTTAATCTTCCTCTTTTTTATAATAATTTTGTATACTTATGAATTTATCTAAGAATTGGTCATCATCCATATGTGCGGCATGTAAGGCTTCTACTGCACAATCATCACACCATGGACATATCCATCCGCGGCTTATCCATTTGGCAGGACGGCCGCACTGTATACATGTGACACGTGATGTGGTTGAATATTTAGCAATAATTTCTTCTAATTTATCTGAACTAAAGTTGGTATAAACTCTTAATGCTCCCCATTTTTCTTTGATTTGTATAATGCGGAAGTTGTCATATGTTGACTTTGACCAGGTAAGCAGTTCATCATTCATTTCTTTACACATTTGCTCACTAAAAGCATTACGCCATCCTTCTGGCATCATATCAAGTTCTGTCATTTCATAATTATAATCTTTGTAAGGTTCGCCAGTAAGTCGATTGCGTGGTAAAAGCCAAGGATAAGATTCGATTAATTCTTTATTTGTCATAATGTATTATATGAACCTCCTTTCCAAGTTCATTCATATATTCAATCATGTGTTTTGTACCAGGTGATATGCCGTCCCAAAAGGCAATTAACATATCTGCTGTGTCACCCATTTGTTTATTTCGTACATATCCCGCGGCCGCCCCATATTTTTTCCAATCTGCAGGATATGAGCGTATTGGAATATTATTTTCTTCTGCCCATTGACGCCCAATCATATCTGCACCTTTAGCTTCACCGCAAATGACAACTTTAATTTGATCTTTAAAATCTTTTAATATATCATAAGCTAACTTTATATCATTAAAATCACGAGAACCTGCAATTATGGTTCTCTTTTTTGGTGTATAATTTGGTGGTACAAAATTATCAGCCGGCCGCCATCGCCATGAGTCGTTTTCCCAAAGAAGAAACCAACTTTTGCCATAATCATCACAATAGGCAGAAAGAACAGGCACAATTTCAGTTGTCTTTATGTTCTTTACTTTGAACATCAAGCAATCCTTCTTTCAATATATATTCTTTAAAAGCCGCCTGAAAAATTTCCTTTGACATAAAGAGTTTATATGTTATAATATCATCATATGAATATTCTTTTAATGGTACATAGATACCATCTGTATCTACAAATGGTTCAGTTTTACGCCATTCACCAAACGTAATTTCAGCATTAGCAATCATTTTTTCATCTTTATTATAGACTACTGCCATGAACAACCTCCT